TTTAAGGAAGGATGTGAGAGCGATTCTACATCTGCGAAGGGTCATCATATCAATGGTAGGAGTGACAACACCACACTTCTTCAACCCGGTCATCAATGGATCAATACGTTCACCGTTGACGACAACGGGTTTAAGAGCAGCAGGTTGTTTAAAAGGTTCTTTAACTAAATTATGGATAGGGGAAGGTCTTAATTCAGTCTTAGTGGGGCGAGGTAGTACATTGGGATACTTTCCTATAGGCATAAAATTGCCATCAGGAACGACATGTTCACCAGTATACGGTAGATCAAGTTTGATTTGTGCTTCAAAAGAAACACTCCTCAAAGCGCGCTCTATCATATTCTGCGTAATGTGAACAGCCCAAGCTTCTCCCTTGTAGCCAGCTACATGAATACCAATTACCTTACGAGGTAAACTGGGAGCTGAGGCTAACAAAGGAGCACCACAATCACCACCACTTGTTTCAGCAAAATATCTATACCCTTGTCGTAATTGAATGACTTTACTAGTTCCATCTATGTCATCCAATACGTATTCCATACTGTCTAATGTTGTTATACTAGGGAGGGAAAAGTCGTTATACGATAGTAACCTGTTACCACCAGGTCTTCCTAAATATTTCAAGTGTGGTAAATTGCCAGGAAGTTCGGAAAATTTACAAAGATCTTCCTGTAGGGTAAATTGTTTGACAATATCTCTGTGTATGTTAATGGAGCGGGGTAATTCTATCAAGACAGCGTCGAGGTCTTCATTTCTAGACGTAGTTAAAGGAATAAATCTACATTCGCTCTTTTTAAAATTAAGACCATCAATGTTGAATGGGTTTACTAGAGAACATTCTTCATTAAGGAAATTAACTACATGGCGCACTGTTAAGATTATGCGCCCGCGAACAAATAGCACGTTAACTCGATCTTTCCAAATAGGTCCATTTGGTGTCTCTTCAACAGTTCTAATTCTATACAAATTGTTAGCTATGGGTCCATATCTCAATTCTTGGGAATTCTGGTCAAGTGCCATTTCAGCTTTTATGTAGGGTAATTCTCGTTTAGATATTTCATCAGCAATAATTTCACCTAAAGCATCTTCTACTGCAAGACATAAGGAAACCATATCATGGCGTCCCATACTGCAGCGCATCTGATAATTTTCTTCTAGAACAGGCATAATAGCACTTTCACAATATTGCTTAAAAGTAAAGCAAGACCAGCACAACGTTCCATTATCTTTACAATTATCGTCAGATGTTACAAAACTAGGAATAGCTTCCATCACGGATTCCAAACAAACACGAGCCAAAGCGTCAACATCACAAGTGCACTTTGGACCAGAAAACCAAAACTCTGCAACAGCGCGTTTTGGTTTCCGTTTCTCTTCTATTCGTGATTCGCATTTTGCTTTATCCATTTCAGCAACAACACGCCTAGGTTTCTTCTTATCTAATTCTCGGGATTCAGGTATGGGGACTATGTCAGAATGGTCACGAGGGGGAACGCTACTACTACGTCGATGCTCCTTGCGAACAGGAGTGGGTTGTTTCATTGGTCGACTAATAGCAGATTTCTTTTGTTCAGGGGGTGCGAAAAATGACTTCAAACCGTATAAAGCAACAATACCAACAGCTATACTACCAAACGTTATATAGTTCTTGGCAACGGTATCCTTAATACGGTGAAAAGCATCAATTATAGTTAAACGTAAACGTTCAAACATATAATCTACATAATTTCGCAGAGGCCCAACTCGTTTGTTTTCGGTCAATTTACGGTCATAAATAGATTGATGGAGCGCCCTATAATCTACACTAGCTTCTTCTGGGGTGATAACTCGCAATAAGTCTATCTCCTTTGCTATGCAATACTCACTAGCAGCAATCATGAAATCAAAATAATCTTCACTTTTAACTGCTAATTCAAGTAGTTCTTCATTTTGAATTTCAGTGAGTATTCCATCATCAACAAGTGCAGATTTATTAAAAGGGTTAGGGGGATCTCTAGCATTTAGCCAAACAACAGATTGTATGCACCTATCTACAGTTATCTCTTCTAAATTGATTTGCGCTTTCATGGGATTGGTGGGTTTATCTTTCAAATCGTGACTCCTTTGTTGTAAACATTCTAATCTACGTTTGGATGAGTAATACATTTTATTGTACTTAGTTACACATAATTTGGAAAATTTATCATAGTCAAGCCAAATTTCTTTACCTTTACTGTCTACGAGAGGTTTCTTATTCTCGTGCAAACAAAAGAGATAAACACTTTCATCTAGGGGTTTAGAGACTTTATCGGGATCTAATCTCTCAGTACCAGGAATAAGGAATTCTTTCTTAATTTTAACTT